CTTCGGGCGTAAGCATTGCTTCCATCGCAACAATACATTCTATTTTACCATTTTTGTAGTGTGGAGGCTCGTTAACCATGTCTTCTTTTTTAGCTTCGTGTACTGAGTCACCCATGTATAATTGCCCCTGTGTGTATGCATTGTAAATTGTATTGGGTTTGTCGTTCATAGTGTTAGCTCCCAGCCTATCGGCTTTATTAAATGATGTTGTAAAAACTTTCTACACATCTTGTTGTCTAGTGAACTAACGTCCCTGCGCTTACGTCTTTGCAAGCTGTCTTGCACTCCTGCTACTACTGCACATCTCTTACATATTGTACTATCTGTTTTAAAGGCTGACTCTTCTTTAATTAAGTTACATACCTCACATAGCCTATTCATGCTCAAGCTCCTTGAAGATATTTGGTGCAATACCATGTAGCTGGCGGTTAATCTCATGTGCTACTGCGCGTATTTCCCACTGCACTTCTTTACCACTGCGCAGTTTAATAAAGTCATACCACGCTTGGAAGTTACCGACTACCAGTAACTCTGTTGTCGTGCCTTGTGGAAGAATGAACCGTGCATCTTCTTTCTTTACGCCTTCGGCAATTAAATCTTTATAGACTTGAGTTAACTCAGCATACACAGTTTCAACTATTGTCTTATGTTCACCCTTAATTGATGGGGGTATTACAATCTCGACATCACCTTCATTGCAATACCGCTGACTACGTTGCAAGAAATCCAAATGCTTACTGCGAACAAACTGGTGTGAGCATATACGGCTAATGCCTCCAACTAAGAATGTGGCGTGCGCAAAGCGTAGTGTAGATAGATGACCTTTTGTTACACAGTGTTCTGCTCTCTTAATGCACTGCTCTGGTGATTGTTCACCTGTCTTACCGTAGCATATTCCTGCAAGTAACCCGATGTGTTCTTCGGGATTGGGTGTGCTTTGCACTAGGGTTACTTTCATATTTTAACCTCGTTAAGTTGATATGGGTGGCAGGTTAAATTCCAGCGAGTAAAGTGAGTACCCATAGATTTAAGAACAAAGTCCTGTCTAACTGCCGCTGATTCGCATGATGTTTTGTCTGCAAATGATGTATCAATTTGCGTAAGGTTACCGCCATGAATAATAGTGGTGATTAAAATATAAGCTGTTGTACTAATCATTACCTGTACTCCCAAAGCCACCTTCGCCACGTTCAGTGCTACTACTGAACTCCTCAACTTCTACAAACTCTGCTCGAATTACTGGAACAAAAAGCATCTGTGCAATCCTGTCTTGTGGGGATATTTTATACAGCCCGTTACCTGTGTTCTTAATACTAACTTTAAGCTCACCTTGATAGTCACTATCAATTAAACCAACCGAGTTCCCTAGCTTGATACCGTAGTTATGCCCAAGTCCACTACGAGGCATGATAAGAGCCGCCGCTTCTACATCATGGATATTTATTGCAATACCTGTCGGTATCATCGCAACCTCACCTAAATCTAACTTAATCGGTTTTGTGATGTTAGCTCTTAAGTCTACTGCCGCACTACCCAAAGTTTCATAGGCAGGAATAACTACATTCTTTGTTAACTTCTTAATTTCAATTTTCATTTTGTTTCTCCAATACAATATCAGTTAACATATCAACTACATCAATCAGTTCGTCAATAATGTGGTCTGGTACGTTTGCGTTATTTTGAAAAACAACAACTTCTAAACTGGACAACATTTTAAGTATTCGCAATGCTTGTTCTTTATTCATTACATTTCCTTTTATTTCATGGTTCTCTTTACTTATTCTATGATTCTCTCTGAATCTAAGCATCTCTGGTGTAGACATAAAATCAATTGATATGCTCATAACTCACCCACATTTACTATCGCCACAATTAGTACAAGTCATGCACCCATCCATAAGAATTAATGCTTTGACATTACATTTAGTGCAGAGTTGCATCTCAACACCTTTGGCTTCTTCTTTCTTAGCTTCTAAGTACGCTTGTTGATGCTCATCCACTTCAACTTTAATAACACCTATGCTTATTAAATGTTGCTCGATAACTGTTCCTATTTCTGCTACGAGCGATGGCATATACACACCACCTTTTTTATAGTAACCGCCTTTCGGGTCAAACACATTCTTAAGTTCTTCAACTAAAAACGTAGAGTCACCACCTTTTCTCCACACAGCCGACACTAAGCGCGTTAATGCAAGTACCCACTGAAAGTGCTCCATGTTCTTACTGTTAATAAACATCTCGTAGGGATGACGCTCATTACCATTTAAAACCATATCATTGATAGTGATATACAAAGCGTGTTCGCTTTGTGGCGTTTTTACTTTGTACGTTGTACCTGTCAAATGCGGTGGTCGAGGAAAATTCTCGTGTATCATCTCAAACACTACTTTTTCTTCTGTCTTATCGACTACTTTGTAGCCTACAATTTTCTGTTCAATCTTGCTTGTCATTCTTTGGCTCCTTATATTCTTTTTTCTTATCTAAAAGCATTGCGACATATGGTGGAACTGCATAGCTTAAAAACTTTAGTTCTGCTGGGCTAGGTGTCTTATCTTTTTTTCTTTTCTTACACATCTTATTTCCTCTTGTCTTTTTATGTAGTCGGGGCGGAGCGTGTGCAACTCTCCGCAATTATATGCCCATAGAACTCCATCCCACATTCTCCTATTAGTATTTATCTTTTCATAATTTATTCTCATACGTTTGTTTTAACCCATCGGTAGTCATACGAAGTATAAATTCCTTGCTCGTGAGTCATCGGTTCCCAGTCCCCATTAGTGCTACACTCAAACTCTACCCAAGGGTCGTACCGTCTAGCCGCTACCTCTGCATATTTTGCTAGTATCCCTGCGTGACGATGTACTCGTCTGTTTTCGTTCCACTCTATTAGTTCATCTGTAAAATGGCTTACCATATGTTCTTTGTTTATGTACCCTCTGGCTATAGAGATAACAAGTTCTATGTCAGCACCACTTAGTTTATTATTCATATCATCACCAATTTATATCCGTAAGAGTGTTTGTGCCTTATCTGAGCCACTATTTTTAATATGTCCTCCTCTATCCAATCCTCTTCCTCTAAGTATTCTTTAATGAGTCGTAGCTTTTCTATATTGCTTGGTTCAGCTATTACTTCCCTAGTTAACTTAGTTGGCGTTTGGAATGGGAAGTCTACATACTCTCCGTTAGGTTTTTCAAATGCTAAATTCATACTCATATTTACCTCTGATGCTTCACAACATTAAAAATAGGGCGTTGTTCTTTGCACTTGTCACATTCACGATACCCACGACTTTGATACACTCTCCAATGGTCATGCTTGCAGTTAACTATACTAGTCGTGGGTGATACTGCTTCTACCTTTTTAACTTTGTCCATATAATCCTCATCGATAAGCCAAGTAATCCTACATAAGCAACAAGTGCCACCCAATCATCTAAGGTCATCGTCATCCCCTTTAGTGTACTCAATCATAAAACAGACCATAGTAATTCCAATTACAGTCCAATACGTTATCTCAGCCATCTAACACCTCTTGTTCTTCCATCGCTCTGAGCATCAGCTTGAGTTGCTGTATCTCTGCGAGGATTTTAAGTTTAACTTTCTTTAATTCTTTCTTGTTCTTCTGCGCCATCTCAAGGCGTTTATACACTTCAGTCTTTGTCATCTTCTCTCTCCTAACAATCAGCTATACTTCTACCCCAACCGCCCTCAGCCGCTAGTGGTATATCGGGCATCCACTCTGGTGGTCTGCACATCTCTTCAATTAAAAAGTCTAAGGCTTCCTGCGCCTCATCCTCTGGCACAACTATATACAGCGCGTCATGAATAGACAGCGCGATTTGATACCTCTTAGCTATGCGAACCATAGCCTCTGACATGATGCATCGTGCCGTACCTTGCACCAGATTGTTTGTTAACTTACCGCCGTAAAGTCTATCATATCCATTGCGCAGTTTATACTTGTAACCCTTCTCGCCAGACGATTCGTCTATCACATTCTCAAGCTGTGGGTACTGCATATATAGACCAGACGGGAACTTCACACCACGCTTACCATCTACTATATACAAACCATTGCGACCAAATGTAAACGTACCATCGTCAGCGATTGCCTTAATAGCACTACTACACGTCTTCCAAAACGCTGTCACCCCTGTGTATGTATTGCGGTAGAGGTCAACGATGCGCTTCGCTTCCATCTCACCTAAGTCAGTGCCTGACCCAGACTTCACAGCATCTCGTAGCTTCGCCGCACCGACACCAAAGATAAGACCTAACTGAGATGTCTTACCGATAAACCGCTGTGCCTTAGTTACCTCCTCGTATGGCACGTTAAACGCAAGGGATGCAAACTCTTTATATAAATCCCGACCATCACCTAGTGACTTGAGAGCCTCCATCTCATCGCATACCCAAAGACCCACACGCAGTTCAATGTTAGATAAGTCAGCCCCTACTACGACCATACCATCAGGTGCAACAATAGACTTCTTAAGTGTGCTATCTCTAGGCAAGTTCTGAAAGTTTACTTTTTGTCCACCACCTGCTGACCACCTGCCTGTTGCCGCACCATAATAGTTTAGCGGTATGGGTAAGTAATTAGTTCGTTTAGCGATTCCAATAAAGCGTTCAGTCCGTGTTTCTTCGATTGTACTCTTAACACCAAGTCGCGTTGCGACCAGTACCTGCACATCTGGGTTCTCATGTTCGAGTAAGTCTTTGAGTCCGTCATCAGTCTTTGCGAAGGCATACGTTAGTTTTCCTGTAGTAGGTGATACTTTCATTGGTACATCAACCCCGTAGCTCTCAAGCAGTGCCGCGAACTTAGGGTTACTCATCAACTCTTTCTTATCGGCAACCACTCGACTCAGTAAGTCTTCCTTCTTTGTGCGTACTTCATGCAGGTAGGACTCCAGCATAGGCAGGTCGATAGTTAGCGTAGGGTTTGTTGCCATCTTAATAGTAATATCAATTAGCGATAGCTCCTGTGTGTTGAAGTGCGGCATCAGTGCATGGAATAGCTTATACGTAACCTCCACATCGTTCACACAGTATTCACCATACCTTGCAAGCTCTTCCTCAGTAAAGTCTTTGAGGTGTTTACCCAATGCGTTTACTACCTCCGTACCCTTCGCCCCTAGTTCATAATACTCTACTAGTTTAGCTAGGCTACCGCCTACTGATATGCCATGTATTGCACGAGCCATAGACAGGGTGTCTATGTACCTCTTAGCCGTGATACCAAAATACTCGGATAGAATCGTTGCATCAAAGAATGTGTTATGGCACAGCAGGATTTGATTGGGTATATCGTATAAGTCTAGGTACGCCTTAAGCTCCTCCTTAGTTCCTGTGTAAAAGATAGTAGGCTTATCGTCTACCTTGATGCCTACACCAATCACCTCAAACTCATCACCGTTTACATACTCTTCAGTGGTTAGCTTGGATAAGCTGTAGGTCTTGCTGTAATACGTTTCCAAATCTAGCGTAATCATCTTGCCCTCTCCTTTAAACTTTTCTCAAGTCTTTTTAAGTCATTCATCATCCGTCTCTTTTCAATGGTAATTATATTTGCCACCATGTATTTATACTCTTTATCTGATAGTTCATGTGAGCATTCCATCTGTGTTTGACCATCATCTGACCAGCGATATATGTTTTTAATGTGCCCTCCCTCAAGAACTACTTGGACGTAAAAGTCTAATCTAAGACCCATTTCATAACAGCCGTTCATCTCGCCACCATATCTAGCGTAATCATCACTTACCCCCAACAAGATTATATAAAATGATTTTAAATACTAATGACATATACACCACTCGATTACCTACCCAGTCCACCATTGAATTTTCAGTCCGCATAGCCTCTAATACTTTATTTAAATCACTCATTTCGTCACCATGTTACCTTGCACATCGCGGGTTAACTCATATACCCCATACATCTTACCGTCTCGTAGCATGAACTCACCGATGTTTGTCTTGATTATTGTTTGCTTGTGTTTGTTATCCACATAGTTTGTTACCTGTGCAATAAGTAACGCTATAAAGAATATCCCTGCTACTACCCAACCTTTATATTCATCTTTCATATCAATCACCACAATTTTTTAGGACGTCCACGAGGGGACAAATAAGTATTTACTAATGAGAACGCTTTTTCTAAATCCTCTACCGCCCATAGCCATGACATCTTCCCATAGGTATCTACTCCAACAGGAGAAGCATTGAGAGCGATTAACTTCCTTCTGAGCGTAGCTTGTGACATTCCTGTCTTCTTCGTAAACTGTTTAATCGTCATGGTTTTCATTTTTGTACTCCCAATACCATTGACCTTTACCTAACAAGCAGCAAAACTCATCTAAGTTTATTCTGTGACCCCAATTGTTCCATTGACCAATATAAATGACAGGTTTTGCTTCGATAACTTTTATTAACGCCCCTTCTGTAGCCGATTCATTCCAAGCCTTTAAAGAATCCCAGCTTAAAATCTTCTGTATGTCAGCAACTTGCTCGCCATTTTCATCAAACACCATTACATTTCTATTTGTGTATAACCATACTTCTTTAATCATTGCACCACCCCCGTAGCTGAGTCGTTACATACTGCTGTGATAATTCTTGTCGGACGCTTTGACATTTGATATGCACCGATAGCCATACCCCATTCCTCCTTAGCATTGTTGCAAGCCGTCATGCTGTCATAGGGGATTACACTCGTAGTGTAGGCTATGGTTTCATGGCTCGTTGTGTGACCTTTCTTGTCTGTGTTCATGTCTACAGTAAGGAAAGATAAAGTTAAAACTAATGTTGCGCTCATGTTGTTCTCCAGATTGCGCGGCTGTGACACCGCGCAGGTTATTGTTATTTAGATAGGAATTCGATTTCGGGTACTTCACGTCTTGCTTTCGCATACTCGACTTCTTTACCTGCTGAGTACACCATCACACGGGCGGCGGCAATAAGTTGCTGGGCATCCTGTACTGCAATGGTTTTGTTTTTAATACCTTCATATACTTCTGATAGGTTATGTCTAAGCTCTGTGCAATTTTTCATGGTTCTTAATCTCTCTGTGAATACTAATAATAAGTGCTTGTGCTTCAAGCAACTCGGTTGGGATTTCAGCTCTCTTTAAGCCTGTTAATTGGTATATACTGTGACTTGCAGAGTTTAACGGGTCGGTACTATATGCTTTGCTATACGCGTTTACTTTCTCACGATTAGCTGCACGCCATGCTTTGTTAACCGTGAGTATTTTCTCACGGTTAGCCTCACGGTATACTTTGTTAGCCGCGTTTAATTCCTCACGATTAGCTTCCTTGTATGCTTTATGCTTTGCTCTTACTTCCTCACGGTTGGCTACATAGTATGTTTTACGGTATGCTTTTGCTTTCTCTGGGTCTTTGTATGGCATAGCTCCTCCTACTATGCTTTAAAGACAGCTTGTTTTAGTTCGGGGTGTTTGTTCTTCATCTCTTCCATGTACTCTCTAATCAGAGGGACGACTTCAGACAATAGTTTTTCTTGATGGTCATCCTCAATCATTAGAATC